ACTACAGATCATGCACTTGAAGATGGTGAACAGATTACGGACCACGTAAAGAGCAATCCTATCACCATTTCACTGTCAGGAGTAATTTTGGATGATACAGAAGCTAAAGTCTTAAAACTCCGTGAATACCGAGAAAAAGGCGAAATCATTGATTTTGACTATATGACAGCTTTAAAGCATGTAGTCATAACTGATTTCAATCGTGATTATGAGGCGAAGATTAAGGATGGATACGCTTTTACAATGACATTAAAGCAAATAACAGTAGCTAAGGTTGCTAAATTTGTTAGTGTATCAGTGCCAGTAAAAAAACAAACTAAACCTGTAAGTAACAAGGGACGACAGCAAAAGAAAAAAACTCCTTCCAAAACATCGAAAACGAAAAAAACCAAATATACTACACCGCCAAAATCATCCCAAAAAAAGAGTAGTGGATGGGCTGGATTGGAGGGGCGTAAATGATGGATGAATACATTGACATTGATAAAAATGAGATTCCATATGCCTTCGAAATGGAGTTGGCAGGAGAAATATTTGAATTTGAAGTCAATTACAATCATGCTCATGATTTCTTTACCTTAGATTTATTTAAAAATGGTGGGGCTCTTGTAGTTGGAGAAAAACTCGTTTTGAATCGTCCGCTATTCCAAAATAGGACAAGCATTGAGTTACCAAAAGTGCAAATTATACCGAAAGACCGAGCTAATTCAGCTACTCGTATCACTTACGATAATCTGAATGAGACGGTCTTTTTATATGTAGGTGAAACAGATGGGTAATTTATACATGCGTAAAACTACATTTTTAGTAGGTGGGCGAGAAATTACGGATCCATTAACTATAAAATTTAGTGTTCCTTTCGGTGATAACGATAAAGTAGATACAATTGACATCCAAGTTTATAACCTTAAGGATGAAACGATTAATTCCATAGCTGCAAACAAAGAAGCGATTTTAAGCGCTGGTTATGTTGATGACAATGGAGTGATTTTCAGTGGAACTTTAAAAAAGAAGGGAACTAAGTGGGAAGGGCTAGACAAAATCACAACATTTAAATGTATTGATTGCACTTTAGACTACACAAAAACAGTCATCAAACGGACCTATGGCCGCAATACAACCGCATCTTTGATTTTGCGAGAGTTAGCACGTGATGCAGGGCTTGCAATTGGTGATATTGATTTACCTGTTGATTTTATTTATCGCTCAGGCAAAGCGCTCAATGGCAAAATTAAGTTTCTTGTTTCTGAAATTGCAAAGGATTGTGGGGCAAAGTTACACATTAATAAAGGACGTATCTATGTACGGGACAGTAAAAAAGGCGATAATTTAGGGCTCGATATTTCCAAGGAAACAGGATTGATTGACGAACCTGAGGAAGTCGAGGAAGAAATGAAGGATGAAAAAGGTTCTAAATTAAAAAATGATAAGAAAAAAATTAAAGGCTACAAAATTAAAGTGTTGCTTAACCACCGTATTACAACAGATGTCATTATTAAACTTACATCTCGTAAAGTAAGCGGTGTTTTTCGTGTTTCTAAAGGCGAACATAAGGGCGATACATCCGGCCAAGAATACTACACAGAATGTGAGGTGGTGCCAGTATGACAAAAACATCAATGACTCAATTTGTAAGCGAATCTATCGAAGAAAGCCTGATGAATATGAATACATGTCTTATATGTGAGGTACTTGAGGTAGATATGAACTTGTATAAAGCTGATGTTCTCCCTTTAAATGATCCAGATGCTACACCGATTTTAGATGTGCCTATGGTATTTTGGCAAACAGAGCAATTCGTTATCCAAGTACCAATTAAAAAAGGCAATATTGTGTTAGTTGTCTGTTCACAGGCGGACATTGACCCTTTGATGTTTGGTGGAGGAAAGGCTGCAAGTAGGTCATTTAGTGCCAACGATGCATTAATAGTTGGTGGTGTTCATTATTTCACAAAACCACTGCAAAATGAGCATCCTGATGACCTTCTGCTCTCGGATAAAATATATAAAAATAAAATTCGAATAAATCCAGCGGGCGAAATATTCATGGAGTCAGAAGAAAACATTAATATTACATCGCAAAAAGACGTCATCATTAAAGGGAGATATATATTCTTAAACTAGGAAAGGAGAGTAACTATGCCGAAAGCAATGAGATTAGGTGATTTATGTGATGGTGGTTGTGGAGCGCCCCCAGCACCAGCAATTGAAGCTAGCAACGATGTTTTTATCAATGGAATTCCTGCCAACCGACAAAATGACGCTTGGCAAATTCATTCCATCCCCCCTCCGCATGGGAGGGTAACTGTAAAAGGAAGTCCAAACGTATTTGTGAATAAATTAGGGCTATGTCGTAAAGGTGACAAGCTAACATGTGGAGCGAGAGCTGCAGAGGGTAGTCCCGATGTTTTTGTAAATGAGGAGATATAATGCACACGTTTAAGTACAACGATGACGGCGACTGGGTATTTAACGAACTGGTTGACGGGGATGAACAGCTCATACAAAATTTAAAGCATCTGTTGCGCACAGTGGTTGGTGAATGGATGTTCAATGATAATCATGGCTTTCGTAGAGCAGTCATTGAACAAAAGATTCCCAATAAAAAGCAAGTGGTGCAAGCTATGCATGATTGTTTATATCAGGAACCACGTGTTGCTGAGGTTCTAAGCGTGGAGTATGATTTCAATCGTATTAAACGCCATCTTACAATTAATTTCAGAGCAAGAACAGTAGAAGGGCATGAGATTGGAGGGGAGGTTATTGTTAACCAAATCGGGGTTTAAGAGGCAACGAACGGCTGATTACTTGCCAATAATTGAGGAGCAAGCAAGGGATTTATATGGCGAGGATGCCGATTTATCAGATCGTACACCTGTTGGTAAAATGATTCACTTGCAGGCCCAACAAAGGGCAGAAGATAATGAGCAACTTGAAATGGTCTACAATGCTCGCTTTGTTGACACTTCGGAAGGAGCAACGCTAGAGGCTAATGTCAAACGTGCCTTACTTACTCGCAAACGGTGGATTAAAGCTACTGGCGAGGTCGTTGTCAATTTAGATAAAGGTGCAAAAATCAATATAGGTGATTTGTTTCGGACGAAATACAATGTGTATTTTAAAGCTTTAGAGGCTATAGATGCGGTGGAGGATGGAAACTATCGAGTAGATGTTGAAGCCCTTGAATATGGCGCAATTGGAAACGTAGAGCCGAATGATATATGTATAATAGTAAATCCCCAGTCAGGCATCAATTCCGTTGTGAATTATGATGCTTTTTTTAATGGTCAAGATGAAGAAACTGACGAAGAACTGCAAGATCGTTATTATGATTCTCTCGGAAAAGTAGGTGCCAGACGTGTTGAATCCATAGAAGCAAATGTACTTGACGAAGTGGAGGGTGTGCGTGCTGCCATTGCAATCGAAAATGACACCAATGTATTTGATGAAGAAGGACGCCCGCCACATAGCTTTGAAACAGTTGTGCTTGGTGGCTTAGATGAAGATATTGCAATGGCGATCTTTAGGAAAAAAGGTGGCGGTATTCGCGCATACGGATCTACTGTATACACTTTTACTGATAACAGAGGTATTGTGCATGAAATTGGTTTTACCCGTGCCACAACGATTCCTATTTATGTACGGGCATATGTAAAGAAAAGCGGTCAATACCCTTTAAACGGTGATAATTTGGTCATTGGTCAAGTAGTCAAATACATTGGTGGTACATACGATAGCGTATTGCATCATGGTTTAGGTATGAGTAAAGATGTCGTTTGTACAAAAGCCGAGGCCCGTGTGTTATCTATAGATGGAGTTGAGGATGTTCGTGTTGA